GTTAGCGATATTTAGCGCTGCAAAGTCGGGCTGTGCCAGTTTGAACTTCGCCATTAACTTGTTGCCAGTAAGCGCTTTGTCTACTGGGCTAGAACCGTACTTATCAACGGTCAAGTCCTCAAATTCGCGCTCAAACGTCAGTTCAACACCATCAAGAGTATGCCCGACGTTCACACCCTTGTATGTAATCTGGCAAGCGCCTATGCGTACTTTTGAGATGTCCATAACGATTTTACTCCTTTATTGTTTGAACCTATGATATTCCATTAAGGTTTCTACAAATGAATTGTATACTAAGCCGTAATAATTTGCCACCCTCCTTATCACGGTCTACATCACTAATACTACCAAGCACCTCCGAAAAGTAAATATACCAGTTGGCGGTCTGGTAATTCTCTCGGCGGTGGAAAGCATTTTTTAGTTGCTCCATTTTTTCGTAGCCCTTGGCGGTATGGCTTGTGCGATACCAAAAATCTATAACCGTATATTCGGTGTCTAAGTACTGGTGCGGTGCGGGGCTAGGCGCGCTAACCAAGAAAAAGCCCTCGGTAACGTCCTGCGGTAATTCGCCAATGAAAATATCAACGCCTACCGTGCCTAAAGCCCGTTCGCGGACTAATTCGGCTACCTCTGTAATGAGTGGCGTATAAAGGCTCATATGCGTACCGCCCTTGCTACTTCATCAACATAACTGTCGCGGTTGCGAATAACCGTACCTGTCGCGTCTTCAAACCAGCCCTTGCCAGTTCCGGGTGTGGTGTAGTTGGTAAATGGTCGTGAACCACGCCGTATACCTTTTTCCTGCGTAGCACTATATTCTTTCGGGCTTTCAACGCGGTACTTGCCACGCCCAAGCTTAAAGTGTCGTACCTCGCCTTTCATATCGCCAGACTTAACAGGGGTGCGCCCGCCAGATTTAATAACAACTTCAATGTCCTGTGCCATATGAGCGCCGACCATATCAACAAACTGGCTATTCTTCCGTAAGAACGCCCGCCTATCACTGGTAAATCGTGCCTTGCTCATTAGCTTATCTGCCTTTGCTTGGTTACTTCACATTTAATAAAAACTTTGCCCGCGCCACGAAGTAGCCTCTTAGCTACAGTAACACGCTCAATACGCAAATAGCCCTCGTCAGGGTGGTAGTAAATCGCGCCCCGAACTGCGTATGGTTCTTCGTCTGCCTTAAACCATAGCAAGCCGTCAATGTCCACTTCCTCGCGGTTGGCGTTGCCTCGGCTCAATGTGCTTATATCACGGTACAGGCAATTAACAGAGGTAGTAGCGCCATAGTTAATGTCGCCGAACGCGTTGCGGGTTGTGGTAACTCGCTGTGCGGTTTCTACCAAGTGCCTGTCCATATCTACGCTCATAAGGCTACCCCACTAATAATTGTCTGCGTGTGCTCAATAATGCTGCCGTTATCGGGTCGCTCCCGCTTAATTGCTGGAGGTAATCAGCCGAAGTAACGTACTCAATGCTGTGTCCCTCTACACTCTCTTTTTTAACGCCCGCTTCATCAACTTCGGTATCGGCGCTCAAGCCCCGTAGCTGTGCCGAAATAAGCCTTGTAGCAAGGGTCTGTATATCTTCCGGCACTTTAGAGTTCGTAAAATCGTATTCGGTAAACTTGCCCGTAATGGCAATACGCTTAAGCCCGCGCGTGAAGCCGTGTTTGCTTCGGGCTACCAGTTCATTTTTAACAGTGGTGTTGAGTGGGTAAAGCAGATATTCCGTACCCTCGGTATAGTCATAAGAGGTGCTATTATCGCTGTCAATAGCCTTTACTTGGGTAACGCTTTGCACTGGGTCAATATCAACAGTGCCTCCCTCGGCGTCATAGAAGCGCTCTGTGGCGCTTGCGGTGTCAAATGTACTTCCTAGCGTTTCGTCAATCCAACGGCTCACAGCGGGCAGTAAAACGGCAAATAAAGCCTGTTCGTCAGCAGTTAATGCCCTACCTAGATAACTTGATACGAGGCTTGTTGTTGTGTATGCCATTTTGATACCCTCTGTTTCCTGCTTTTATATTACCGCATTCTATGCACTGTTGCCCACCGTTTACCATAGGTGCGTAAGCGTGTTGCCCTGTCTGTCGCACACTCAAGCACTTGATAAACTGTGGTCGGCGTATTTGCCCGTGCTTAAAGTTTGGTTGTCGGCTTGGCTCAATCATAGCTTGATTATATCACTTACCATAAGAAAAAAGCAGGTGTTACCCTGCTTCTTTCCCGTTAGGGCTGGTTAGGTCAGGAGACCGTACCAGTACCCAGAACTACGAACTTGCTAGCATTGCCCTTTGGCAGCTTACCAAGCATTCGGACAACAGCGCGCATTGCGGTACCGTCCTGAGTAGCGAGGTTGAACTCGGTACTCTCACTATCTAAGATAGTTGCTTCGGTAAGAACCTTAAGTGCCATACCCTTTTTGTTGTAAAGCACGTAGTTGTCAAGGTCGCCGAATACGGCTAGCGCGTCATTTGCGCCCACTTCCGTTGTCTTTGGCAAGACGCGGGTAAATGTTACCGGAGTACCCCAAGGGGTAGTTGGCTGGTTAGGGTTTGGCATAAAGTAGTACTGACCTGTACCAGCACCACCGCCTTGGTTGGCTTTGGTTTGTACCAGCTTAAACCAGACTTCCTTGCGCATAAACCAACGTGCGCCGGAAGTATCTAGGTCATCTTCCCCTGCGCCCTCAGCGTTCAACAGGTCGTCCCAAGTGATGGTAGAACCACCGCCAGAAACAGGCTCGGTAATAACGCCAGTTGTGTTGGTAATACCACTTGTAGCGTGGGTAAATGTTACTTCATCAGCTTTCTTCGCATAAGCGCGGGAAAGTTCTTTGGTAACCAAGTTCCAGAAGTCTACGGCAGCGTCATCGGTTAGCTCGTCCGTTGCAGGAACAATCACTGCATACTTCTTAAGGTCTACCAGTGCTTTGCTGAACTGCAACTTAGCACTTCGCTTAACATCTGCTTCTGCCGTTTCGTAGAACTCAAGACCACTGTCAAGGCTCAAGAAACGAACGCTGTTACGGGTTGTCTGTCGTACATCGGCGTACTGGAAAGCCACACCATACTTAGGTAGGTTTTCGTAAACAGTAGTATCAAACTCTGGGTCTGGTACAAGTGCGCCACCGTCTTCGGTGTCGGCTTCGTTAGCGTAACCAGCTTTGGTTCGGAGTGCGCGGGTTAAAGCGTTGTAGCGCTTAACTTCCGTTGTGTCGCCCTCTGCCAAAGCACGAGCAGCCTTGAAGAAGCGCATTTCTTTGCTTTCCTCAACTTCTGCTTTGGTAAACAGCTTGGCTGCAATACCCTTTGCTACAGGGTCGTTCTCGTCAGCTTCTTCATCTTCATCAGCGTCAGCGCCCTTAGCAATTTTCTTCTTAGCAGGAGTGTCAATCTTCTGCATAAACTTCTCAAGCAAAGCTTCGTTGTTTGCTTCAACAGCAGACTTTACAGCTTCCTCAATCTTAGGGGCTACGCCCTCGGCAACTTTTTCAACAAGCGCTTTTTCAGCAGCTTCGTCAATTTCAATAACTTGTTCTTTACTCATCGTTTTTCTCCTTTAGAGATTTAAGCTTTATGGTTTTAATAACCCGTTGCGATTGTTCGGCGACAGCTTTTGCGTCTTTCATAACAATTCGTGTAATAGTTTTTTCGTCTGCGAGGGTTTGCTTTTCAGCAGTTTCCTCTAGACGGGCGATGAGAGTTTTTAATACTTCAATCGCGTCCTTAACTTCATCATTGTCCATACCCTTTAATTTGTCAAGCGTAACTTGCTTAACAGCGTCTTCATATTCGGCTTTTACCTCTGTCATAGACTTGCCGACAATTTTCTCAAAAGACTTGCCAGTGATAAGCGCCTCTGGGTTGGCGGGTATAGAAACGATACTGAACTCTAGCATTTCCATTTCTTCAATGGTGCGGTAGTCATCACTCCACTTTTTAACAATTCCACCAATGCTTACGGCGTTGATGTAGCCAGCTTTAACCATAGCGTATACGGTGGCAGCGAATGGCAAAATGTCAGTAGCCAGTTGAAAGCGGGCTTTCATCTTCTTGGCTTGCTCAGTTAGCTTAAGGGTCTTACCTATAGGCAAGCCGTAATAGTCGTGTCCGTAAAGGACTACTGGGTTTTCCATATAACGGGTTGTGTCAATTCCAGATGTAACAATGTTTTCGC